TTATCTTTGGAGTCACTGGACAAGACGGGTCGCATTTAGCGGACTTTTTACTTGAGAATAACTATAAAGTGATTGGTGTTGCACGCAGATCCAGTGTAGATACTACTGAACGGATTGTCCATATATCGGGACATCCGAGATTCATGCTGGCTATTGGAGACATTACTGATGTAAGCAGTATACTGCAACTACTCAAAGAACACGATGACGTAGATGAAATCTACAATCTAGCTGCGCAAAGCCATGTAGCCGTGTCTTTCAACCAGCCCGGATTTACTTGGGATGTCACCGGAAAGGGCTGTCTTAATATTTTACAGTCGATGGTAGATCTAGGTCTAACCCAAGCCCGCTTTTACCAAGCCAGTTCCTCTGAAATGTTTGGAAAAAATTACGATATGCATTACGAAGACACAGACCCGTTTGGTAACCCCATAAACGACACAATCGTCGCTACAAAATTTCAAAACGAAGAAACCAAATTTCTACCGCAATCACCATATGCTATTGCAAAATGTGCTGCTCATTATATGGTTAGACTGTACAGAGAGGGGTATGGAATTCACGCCTCAGCCGGAATCCTATTTAACCACGAAGGCCCACGACGAGGCGAAAGTTTCGTTACGCGAAAGATTACGAAGTGGGTTTCAGAGTTTATTAAATATAAACAATCCATAAGACAATTACACAAATTAAAAATTATCGAAACAAAGTTCGAAGAGGATAGAATTGTTTTTCAATGCGGAAACACAAAAGATTATTTAGGGTCTTTCCAAAAGCTACGCTTAGGTAATTTAGAAGCATTTAGAGATTGGGGATATGCTGGTGATTATGTGAAAGCTATGTGGATTATGTTACAACAAGACGCTCCTGATGATTATGTAATCTGTACCGGCGAAACGCATACGATTAAGGACTTCCTAGAAGTAGCGTTTAATCACGTTAATATTAAAGAATGGAGCGACTATGTGGTTCAAGATCCAGAATTTTACAGACCAGCTGAAGTAGACTACCTACGTGGCTACAATGAAAAAGCTAAGGAGAAGTTAGGGTGGAGACCCGAAACAAGTTTCCAAGAACTTGTTGAGATGATGGTTGACCATGACTTACAAACATGAAAATATATGTAATAGAATTTGATTTAACCAAACTTATCGGAGGAGCCTTTGTTGATTCACGGATCAATAGATTCAAGCTAGGAGAATTCAATCACGAGCGTCCATATATATTTATAGAAGCAGACAATCCAGACGGCGCTTGTTATTTAGGATATTGTAAATTAGCCGAAATTATGCTAAAACAAGACGAGTCAACAGAGACCGCTATACTAATTAAAGAAATCATGAATGATATAACGATTAGAAAGGTGTACTGTAAAGATGAAACGTAATTTTAACGATCCAGTATATAAAGACTGGAGAAAACAAGTCTATAAACGAGACAACTTTACATGTCAGATGCCGGGATGTAAAGTTAAGCGCCGAACTTTACAAGCGCATCACATAAGAAAATGGTCTACGGCAGCTTCTTTAAGATACGATGTTAATAACGGCATAACTCTATGTAGAAAATGCCACGATCAGATCACTGGTCAAGAACACTTTTACGAGTCAATATTCATGAAAATTATAAAGGATAAAGAATGAAAAACATTTTAACTTTACTTGTTTTTTTACTATGCTTCGTTTTTGTTTCTTCTGCAAAAGCTCAATACAACTATCCACATACACATAACGGAAACTGGCACACACACCCGCACTCTGCTGCTCATTACCACAACTACTGGGGAAACGTTACCTATTATCCTCCCACTACGATTTATCGTGGTACAGGAATCTGGAGCTACACCCCCGGAGCAGTAGTTGGTCCAAATAGGAATGTTATTATTGGTGGCTCTTATGGATATTGGCAGTACAGATCCTGTCAGCCATACACCTATGTATATCCTTACGGCTGGAGGTAAAAATGGCTAAAGCGCCAGCATACACGGTCATAAAAGACACTCGCGAACAATTAGGTTACACTTTCGAGAAATTTCACGGGAAATATTTTTCCTGCAATGGAATGATTGAAAAGAAGTTAGATACCGGAGATTATTCAATACTAGGTATGGAGGATAAGCTGTGTATCGAAAGAAAGGCTAGTGTGTCTGAACTTGCTGGAAATCTAGGAAAAGATAAAAAAAGGTTTATATCAGAAATCGAACGTATGGAAACTTTTCCTTTTAAATTTATTGTTCTAGAATTTACTTTAGAAGATGTTATGAAATTCCCAGAAGGTTCTGACATACCAGAAAGCAAGTGGAGTAAAATAAAAATAACAAACAAGTACATCTTAAAAATGCTAGTAGAGTTTCAAATGTATTACGGTGTTCATGTTTTGTTTTGTGGTAATAGAAAAAACGCCAAATTAGTAGTGAACAGTATCCTAAAAAGAGTTAACGAATATTACACTATTGGGAGGAAAGAATGAGTACGGTAAAGATTGACACGATAGCAGATATTAATCAATTCGGCCTAGATGTAGCTCGTAGAGAAATTTACTTACATAGCCATATATCTTCCGAAGAGGACGACTCGGGTTTAGACTTCAGGATTGTTCCACAATTCATAAAAAACATCCGACTACTAAATTCTATCTCTCAAGAACCAATCTTGATTCACATGAACTTAGTTGGCGGCGATTGGTCGGCGGGAATGGCTATATTTGACGCTATCGAATTATGCACAGCGCACGTTACAATTGTTGTTTACGGACAGGCAGAGTCTATGTCTACTATTGTTCTACAGGCCGCAGACGCGCGAATTATGACGCCTAGCGCTTGGTTTATGGTGCATTATGGGACCACGGCGGAATCTGGTCAATACCTAAATGTACACAACGCCATGAAACTAGATAAAAAGATCTGCGAAGATATGTTGGATATATATTCTGATGTCTGCATTAAAGGTCAATACTTCAGAGATAAATATACAGATATCACACATGAAAAAATTAAGAACTACTTAAAAAGAAAATTTAAAGATGGAGATTGGTATCTCACAGCAGAAGAAGCTGTACACTATGGATTTGCGGACGGCGTACTAAAAACTAGAAAATTTCCAAATCTAGAATGTCTTAAATCATGAGCAACTTAAAATTAATGAATGAGGCTTGGCTTGGCCTCGAAGAAGTAGAAAAAGAATGCTTAATCAACCCATTTGAAATTATCGACTGGGACGCAAATGACGCACCATATAAGTTGTCTTGGTTAATGTCTAGACCAGAGTATTTCTCCTTTATATGTAAGCATATTTTTAATATTGATCTATTACCTTCTCAGTCTCTATTTCTGCACGAGATGTGGAATAGAAAATTTCCAATGCTTATAGCGAGTCGTGGTTTTGGTAAATCCTTCTCGCTATCTTTATACGCCATGCTAAGAGCGTTGCTTATACCAGACAGAAAAGTTGTTGTTGTTGGCGCTGCTTTCCGTCAATCCAAGGTATTGTTTGAGTACATGGAAACTATCTGGAACAATGCGCCTATCCTAAGAAGCATGTGTAGCTCTAGTAGTGGCCCCAGAAGAGATGTTGACCGCTGTGTGATGAAGATTAACAATTCTAGAATCACATGTTTACCACTTGGTGATGGCACTAAGATTCGTGGTCAGCGTGCTAATGACATTATCGGTGACGAGTTTGGATCTATACCCAAACTAATTTTCGAAACAGTCGTTGTTGGTTTTGGCGCCGTTAGCTCAAATCCTGTCGAGAATGTAAAAAGAATTGCTGCTGCAAAAATGGCACAAGAGCTTGGAATAACTCTAGAGCAAGAACAAGTAGAAGGCGCTACTATGAAAAAATTAGACAACCAACTTATTCTTTCCGGTACGGCTTATTATGACTGGAATCACTTTGCTGATTACTGGAAGCGTTGGCGTAAAATTATCAAGAGTCAAGGCAGGCCATCTAGACTTAGAGAGATTTTTGGAGAAGATCCTCCACCAGAATTTAACTGGAAGGATTATTCCATAATTAGAGTGCCTTACGAATTGCTACCGGAAGGTTTTATGGATGCTGCTCAGGTAGCGCGATCAAAAGCCACTATGCACACAG